CTATATCAACCCCTTCGCCTTCGGTTAGGTCAACCCCTGTATATCCGCAATTCTCAAACATATCACGACACGAGCCGTTGATGTTGAGCGAGCCGATCTCTAAGACTATTTTGTCCTTAAAGTGTTCGGGCTTATCCCTTTTTAGGCTTTCTACGAATGCTCTTGCCTGTTTGTGCATTGATCTGCTTTTGAAGTTCCTTGATCCGTTTACTGCGCCATTCGTCACTCTGAGCCATTGTAAGCCCTGGAATGAGTTTCACGCCTTTCGCTTTCTTTTGGAATGCGAGTTGTAGCTTTAGGTCTGTTATGTTCATTATTCTTCTTTTAAGTGAAATCGTTTGTCGTATTCTGTGAGTGCTTTGTCCGCATCTTCAAAGCTGCCATTAAATGATAGAACCTTCTTTACCCAAAGCTGTCTCCTAACCGTGTCCGCATCTATCCGCTCTTGCCTAGCTTTCTCTACTTGAACAGGTGAGGGTATGGCTTTAGGGAATAAATCCTCTGCTCGTTTTTTGTCATCTTTTTTCATAGTGTCAATATTATTTCGCGTTCAATCATCTCTCGTATTATCTCCTTCTCTTGGTCGTGGTCGTGGAACGTGCTGTTGCGCTTCTGCTCTTCCCAATAATGGTTAAAGATGCTGTTCACCTCTAAATCAAAGCCGTATATCACAGGCTGCAAATGAGCGAACAAACAGATCGCATCAAAGCCTACTGTTGCGTTCATTGTCTTGTTTTTAACCTCGATGCCCCACGATCTGCACACATCAAGCCATTTGTCCTTTCGGTATGTTCCAAGTGTGCAACTTGAATGATACATCTTATAGAAGTCCTTTTCCTCTGTGTTTCGGATGCACAGAATATGCGTGTCGTGAATGTCAGACAAAGGTACCATACCCTCCTTGCTTCTGCCGTACAGATATGTCGGGTTGACTACCCTGTGCGTAGTTCGTGAGCCGACTTTATCCTCCCACCCCTCAACAGGTGCGCGGTTGCATCTGACTATGTGTTCAAACGCGTCTACTTCTGCGCCTCTGCTCGTGACGTTGTCACTTGATCCAACGATGATAACTCTGCTCTCCATTGCTTTACAACTTTGTCTTTTTGCTCCCAAGTTCTAGCTGCTGCTAGTCCTTTTATGCACTTGTAGTCTATCGAGGAACGCTTCTTGTGCCACTCGATCACTATGTCGGTCATCCTAGCCATAACGCCACCAATAAAGCCCCTGCCATGCCTAGTAGTGTTGCTATTAGGTAGAAGGCAAATTCTTTAGCTATTCTTTTATTGCTCATGGTTAAAAGGGCAGGTCGTTATACTTGGATTCGTACTCCTGTTCAGATTTGCTCTTGTCTTGCTTCGGTGTCAGAAACTCAATGTTCTGCGCCCTCAGCTTCCAATAGGTCTTGCCCTCGTGTTCGTTTGAGGTCATTTTGCCCTCGACTAGAACCTTTGTGCCTTTGGTTAGGAATGAAGCGAATACACTTGATGCGCCCCATTTTTCACAAGCAAACCATGTGGTTTGCTCCTTGCTTTCGCCTTGCTTGTCTTTCCATCGCTCTGTGACGGCTACTGAAAAGCTAATTACTGACGTATCTCCTACGTCTCGGATCTCGGCATCTTGTCCGAGGTGTCCTGTGATGATTGTTTTATTCATACTCTTCGTATTGTTCCCTTTGTCCTCTGATAACCCACCCACCGATAAAGCCGATGGCTATGAGTATCATGTATGTTGTGAATAGTGCTGTCATAGTCCTGTTTTTATGTCTGTTTCTGTGTATTCAATCACGATCCCGAAGTCCTTTTTTAACTTGCGGTTCATCTGCTCGAAGGTCATGCCCTCGTGAATCGTTGAATGCTTGTCTTTGGTTATGGTTATGTGCCAGTATCTCATATCTCTCTATTGTCTTAAATATCTCATATGCTACTTGTGGCACTATGGCGTTTCCGTAGGCTTTGATGCTTTCGTTTCTCCACTTAGGAAAGGCAATAGAGTCCAATTTTCGGGGAATCCCATCATCTCCTCCACAAATAGGGGATTGAGTTGGGAAGTTCTCCCAGGCTCCCCCAGTTCCCCATGAATCGCGTGAGCTAATGTGTCCTTCTGCCTCTTCGAGTCTTTCCTTGTGCACCCCCCTTTTAGGTCGGATGTCGCTGTAGGGGTCGGGAGTAGTCCATTCATTGCTGAATCTTTTAGCGGTGCGCTCCCTGTCAAAGTAGGCAACAAACCAGATTCTGTCTCGTCTGTGGGGGGCGTTGACGGCAGCAGCTGGAATAAGAATCGGGAACACTTTGTACCCTTCACCTTCCAAGTCAGAACACACCTGGTCGAAAACCATTCCCCCGTTCCAATTAACAAGTCCGCGAACATTCTCTCCCACGATCCAACGCGGGGAAATCTCTTGAATTGCTCTAAGCATCTCGTGCCAGAGGTAACGATCGTCCTCCGTGCCTTGTCGTTTACCTGCCTGAGAAAATGGCTGACAGGGAAAGCCTCCTGAGAGGATGTCGATTTGTCCTCTCCAAATAGTGAAATCTGTTTCTTTGATGTCTCCATAACTTTTCGCATTTGGGAAATGATAAGCTAACACCTTGCGCGGGAACTCTTCCCACTCACAATGAAAGACGTTCTGCCACCCCATCCATTCGGCAGCTAAATCAAAGCCACCTATGCCACTAAACAAGCTACCGTGTCTCATCCCTTTATTGGATTTTCTTGCAAAGCGTTCATCACTGCTTGATAAGCCCCGAACAACATATCTCTCATGTCCTCTAGGCTTGTGTCCTCATTTTCACGCTCGACCCAAACAGTGTCCTCTTCGTCAACGGTTATGATTAGTTTGTGCTTCATCGTGTTCTTAACCATTTTTTCAATCGTGCCATCTCTTTCTGGAAGTCACCTATTCTGATAGCAGCCATTTCAGATGCTACATCACATACGTTGTATTCATCCCACTCTCGCCCCGATAGTATCTCTGTGACCTTCTTTGGCTTGATGTTGCAGATCCGTGCTATATGCTCTCTATCGTCATTGGATAGTAGTGGCATCATCATGCGCATCTTCTCGCGCTTTACTCGGTATTTTTCTATTTTTGACATAGTGCTTTGTTGTGGTATTCGATTAACATCTTCTTGTATACTTTCTGATCCCCGTACTTCACATGGCACTCACGGCACAAGGCTTGAAGGTTCGTAATCGCGTCCTTATCCCCTGACGGGTTGCCGCCCATACCTCTTGCGTTAATGTGGTGGATGTCCTGCGCCTTTGACCCACACACTTCACACGGGATAAAGTCGCTTTCATCGTAGCCGAAGTGGTCAAGATATGTCCTCGTGTGCTTCTTCATTCAATTCCCAAACTCGATCACCTATGACGTTGCTCAGATGTGTTGCGCTGATGCCTCGCTTACTTGCCACCGATTCGATGACCTCACTTCTAATCTCCTGACTTCGCTGCGGGCTGATCTTCGCTTTGTGCTTTCTAAGTTGCTTTAGCCCCCTGATTTGCTTAGCGATTGCATCGGTCTGCTCAGACTTTTGAAGGTCTTTTATCAATTCATCGATGCGTTGCGCCCTCTGAGAAGTGTCTTCAATACGTTCCTCGCGCATTTTAAGGTGGTAAATTTTGCGTATCTCATAACAAGCGTACTCTACCACCCCTGAAAGGATAAAAGCCCCAAATTTGCCGTTATTTTGCGTTCGTGGAAAATATCCGTTTGCCATAGTGTCTGTCAAAGGTGTGTTATTCGTTTCAATTTTCAAAATCAATCTGCGCTAAATGATTTCAGAACTCCTGGGAATACCTTCAGCACATCTTCTGGTGTCGGCATGACGTGTGTCTTTGGCTCGTCCTCTTGCTTCAGCGGGAAAAACCCCTTCCAGCCTTTCTCGATTGACTGGTCAATGATAGCTATCGCTCGTGCTTCACTTTTGGCTAACTTTTGCAGCTTGGTCAGTGCTGCCTTTTCGCTTTGAGGTGTGTACTTGAATTTGTCAAATGCTCTTCGATGTGCTTTCCAATCATTCCACTTTTTCAAAAAATCACTCCCCCGATAGGGATAGTTTATCTCATTATCATTTACATTAACATTTACATTATCATTTACATTAACAGGTTTTTTAGGTTCTGAATTAACCCACTGGGTTTTTTGGGTTTCTTTAGGTTTCTTAGGTCTGCCACCCTTTGAACCGTTGATGCGACTGGTCTCAGAGCGTTTCTCCCACTTCTGCAAATCGCGCTTTAGTTGTGTTTTGATCGCCTCAAAAGCTATCTCTATGAGTATATCATCTGCACTAGGTTGCTCGTCATTGACATATGCAAAGATGTGCTTAATGAGTTTCCCTGCTACCTCATTTGGTAGCTTATCGAATAGCCCTCTTTGATCGCAGTATAAGACGAATGACTTTTTGCCTTGTGCCATATTAAAACAATGTAGCCTGAGATCTCTCCAGTAATGCTTCTGCGTGATTCTTGCAGTTCATGTTGAAGTACGATTCTTTAAGTTCAATACTTATTGATTTCCGATTCATTTTTACGGCTGTGACACCTTCACTACCAATGCCACCAAAAGGACTGAAAACTATCTCTCCTTCATTTGAGTATAGGTGAATAATGCGCTCAATGGTGTCTATTTGAAGTGGGCAAATATGCTTTTCATCATTGTTGTCTCGCGCAGATCGGTATTGAAGTGTGCGTGAATAATCTACATCATACCATACTGGACTAGCGTATTTCTGCCAAAGATCCACGGGTAGATAGTTCGGCTGATTTGAGTCTTGATCTTGGTGTAATATAGGTATTTCATTATCCCCCTCATTTCTAAAGAATAGCACATAATCTGGTATTCCAACACGACTCATGGATGCATCCTTTTTAATTGTTTTGTGAAGCAATCCTAGTGCTTTTGTTCGCTGCATTTCCGTGACGGGGTTCTTCCAGATCGTTGTTCTTGCATGGTAAATAAACCCCTCTGAACTAAACCAATCTATTAACATCCCAGAAAAGTCTCGTAACCCAATAAAGCCCTCTTTACCTTTTTGTATTGGTAGGTCCATGCAATGAATAGCGCATATCCTACCTGGTTTTAGAACCCTCTTAATCTCTGGTATTAAGTATTTAAAGTGTTGCTCGAATTGCTTATAATCACTGACGTTTCCCATATCCTCTGCTTTGTCGCTGTAAACATATAACTCAGCGAAAGGAGGACTAAATACACATAAGTCTGCTGCGTTATCTACAATGTCTTTAGATCGTTGCACACAGTCCCCGTGCATTAATTTGTAAAAGTCGGTCTCTGTTTCGGATGTCTTAATAGGTTGGTTTTGTACTGCTGCATAGTCTGCATCGCTGCTGTACTTACTCATTTCTTGTATCATCTTAAAGTGATTTTTTTGTTTTTGTAGTATTGACTTTCTTACGTTCTTTTGGCTTTCTGGTATCAGAATGTGAACATTTACCTCGTTCTTTTGACCGAACCGATAACACCTCCTGACGGCTTGATAAAAAGCCTCAAATTTGAAATCATAGGAGCAGAATACCATGTTATGGCAGTTCTGATAATTCATTCCAAAACTAGCTATGCTCGTCTTGGTGATGAGTGCCTTAAATTCTCGCTTCGCAAATCCATTGAGGTGTTTTGCCTTGTATTCTGGGCTATCGGACCCTTGAACATTTACTGCATCTTCTATGACTCTTGATAGTTCATTTGTTTCGGCATTCTGTAACCCCCAAACTATCCACTGTTCATCGCTGCTATTTACAAGGTCTGCCGCTATCTTGACGCGATCATTCATAGACCTTCTCAAATCTCTATTAAGTTCGGTGGCTGAAACAGCCGCATCGGCAAATAAAGACCCTGTATTGTTGTCGACTTCTACGATATGCTCAATAAAGTTAATCCCAGGCAAATTAAATCCATCAACATCAAATCCAAGTGTTTGAGGTCTATCCATAGACATAGACCATGTGCATACATACTTCCAGAAATTATCTACTGCGTGCTTTCTCAATCTCCATTTAGACGTTTCCCCACCATCATGAACAAAGAACATAGAAAGCATTTCGAGATAACTCATAGCCCCCACGAACTCACTATGCTGCCCTAGTTCCATGTGGTCGTTCGGGCTTGGTGTCGCAGTACAAGCCAACTTGTACGGAGTGCGCGAAAATTCACTGATAATATAAGATGACATTTTACCACCCCTTCCTTTCAGCATTGAACTTTCATCTAAAACAACTCCAATATATCGAGATGTGTCTATGTTTTTTAGTTGGTCGTAGTTCGTTATCTCTACTCCACCATCTCCGATTCTACCTACTTCAATGCCAAATCTTTCACCTTCTTCTATCGTTTGGTCTACTACTGCTAATGGTGCAAGTATCAAAACATTGCCTCGTGTGTGGTTTTTAACTGCATTAGCCCATGTTAATTGCATGATAGTCTTACCTAGTCCGCAATCAAAGAACAGACAAAACCTACCTTTCTTTAAGGCTGTCTTTACTGCGTACTTCTGGAACTCAAATAAATGCTCATTTAAGTCTGCGTCTGTTGCCTCAAATCCACTTGATATGAAGTCTTGCTTTTTTGTTTCAATAAAAGTGCTGTAATCCATTAGTGCTTGTTTAATACATTTATTTGACTTGCCATACTATCCAACACCTTAAAATAGGTGTCTAACATAATTCGCGCACCCCGTAACTCTCCCTCACATTTCGCCTCAGCAATTCTGCGCTCGTGATATATTCTTTTCATAGTGCTTCCTTTTTACCACATAAATACCGCGCCTCTCAGCTTGTACGGATCATATACCTCAGTCACGTCCTCTGTCAAAACGTGCTTTATCTTGCTGAACTTGTCAAAGTACTCGTCATACATTCGTAAGTGCGACATCTCGACTCTGGCTCTGTGTCCGTTGTAAGCGTGGATGCAAGTGCTGTGATCGCGCCAACCAATAGCCGCGCCTATCCGCTTCCAAACCCACCCGTAATCCTCACGCAATGCTGCTACGGTTGCCTGTCTTAGCTCAACGTACTCACGCTTTCGGCATTTGCTGGTGATGTCCATTTTAAAAAGTGCGTTGATGCGCTGTATCTTGGCATCATCTTCCAATCTGTGCATAGTGTTCAATTAAATGTGCGATTAAAAATAGCACGAATAGTGCTGTAAGAAGTTCTAGTAGTAGTATCATAGCTTGTTCATTACGTTAATTTGTGATGCCATTGCATCAAGTACCTTAAAATATGAGTCAAGCAGAATCTTGTATCCCTTGACTGCGCTTTCAGCTTGTGCCTCTTTGCGCCTTAATTCTTTGTTAATTGCGTTTGCTTCGCGCTCTGCGATTGTTCCCTCTTGCTCTAGAAATCGCTCTGCCTCCGAGATCCTTCGCTCTTGATAGGTTAGCTTGTGTGTGGTCTCTACTTGCGCAAGTTCTTTAGCGATAGTCGTGCAATGTAGGCTCAATCTCTGACGGGCTTTCATTATGCCCTCTATATCTCCTTTGCTTGTCTCAAATTTGTCGTACCAATCAAGGAGGCGTTGTAGTTCTTCGCGTGTCATAGTCCTTGCTTCTTTAGTTGTCTGTGTATGTCAGCCGCACCCATGCGCCTTCCTGGAGCATCTAACGGGCTGAGTTGATTGTCGTATAGTGTCGTTACCATTTGTTCAAGTTCTGCCTCTGACTTCAATTCCCACGCTTCGCATTCTAGTTGTCGCTGTGTGTCGTGGTCGAATGTAGAAGAGCGGATCAAGTCGAGCAGCCTGTCGATGTTGTACTCGAACTTGTCTAAGTCTTCAATGAACTCATCTATCCAGTCCATCCATTTCCCCTTCAGAGTACACACCTAACTCGTAGAAACCTGCCAACTTTAGCACAGCCCTAGCCATTGCTCTCTTCTCGCAGATCGAAATAGGGTAGTCGCTCTTGCAGTTCTTCTCGTTGACCTCGCCAAATGTCTCTATGCTTTGATTTCCTTTGATGCCTGTCGCTTTAATTACGCAGCGTTTCAGATCGTCAGAGTGGTAGAGTATGTCGTAGCTGACTTTTATTTTCTGCTTGGCTTGTATCTTGTCGATGCCCGTTCGGAGAATAATAGGAATCTGTTTACCTCCCATCTTCAGCTTCATAGTGTCCTCTGCTATGAGGTCATTTTCCTCAAAGAGTCTGCGCAGTCTGTCGTTCTTGCTCTCGCTCATTTGTTCAATTCCTTTTGTATTTGTTCGTATAGATCGCGATTCTCCTGCTTCTTCTCTTCTGCCTCGCGGCTCAGAATAGCAAGTCTGCGCGTGTTCATGTCGTATTGTTGGCAAAGTTCTGTTAGCTTATCCATATAAAAATTCATTTACGTCCTGGTGTGTTACTTGTGCGAAGTAGTCACAGATGTTCATAGGCTCATCCGTTAGTGTATATGACTCCGAGTTGCCGTCCATGTACTTCACCTCCTTCAATGCGCTGCCGTTCTCTATTGCCCATTCGTACATTTCCCAGCCTTCTATTTCTAGTTCAGACCCTCGGTATTGTACTATGAGCGTGTCCGTGTCTTTGTTGTATTCGATGCTGTCCATTGCGCCGAATGATCTAAATAGTCCTTCAAATGTTTTGTGCATAGTGTGTTAATGTTTGTCCTACCGTGTTCGCGTTGGCTATTGCCGTGCGGATCATTTCTATAACTACTACTTTACTGTTCTCGCTGACGGGTGTCGCTCGGTATGCAATCTGTCTGAGACTTGCTGCACTACGCCCGTATTGATTAGCGATTTTCTCGTAGTCATCTGCCACTAGCATCCACTTCAAAGCATCTGCTAGTTGTGTACTGATTAGTTCGTTTGTATTGATTTTCATATCTCTTTCTACCACCCCAACCCCGTGCCTTGTGAGCAACGGGGCGAGATGGATTAACAAAACTCAACTACTATGAAGCTGAGTTCTGTTCCATTAATTTACAAACTTCATTTGCTAACATTAGGCAGATCACCGCTCGATTATTATTCCACTCGTCTGCCGTAAAGCCTAATTTTTGAGCAACTATTGCACAATTCTTGACAAAATTTTTGTCATGCACTAGGTCCATTCTTTTTTTGAGTTCAGTTTTGATAGTTACAGTTGTCATAATTGTTTCGTTTTGTTAGCACAAATATAAAACCCAAATATTTAACAGGCAAGAAAAATCTGAAAAAAGTTTTTGATACCTACTTTTTGAATCGGTCGATAATCAAATCCATATAGGACTTGTTGCTGATTCTAAAGTACTTCCCGCAGCCCGTCTTGCAATGCATATCCCTTTGGATAGTTCCCATTGCAGTTGCACGGGTTTTGTTCAGGTAGACGTTTGTATTACCACATTCAGGACAGGCATACTTCGGGCTATCATCGTGAACTCTAATGTGTGACTTATGAGGCACGTAGTTCTTCATTCGCTCCCATACCTTTTGAAGTATCACTACATCATTTTCGCAGTACTCCACCATTTTAGCAAGGGCTTCTTTATCCCCCAGCATTACGTCCTTCCACAACTGAAAGCCACCTGTTTCGGTTTTCTCCCCCTCGCCTAAAAATTGCGCGATATAGTCAAGTCTATTGGAGTTGAATAGAAATGTGCCACGCGCAGCTTTTAGTGTGTCTAACGTGGCGTATTTTGGGAATGCGGGTATGTTGTGCTTCAAGCAACGTGTCTTGACCCACTTCAAGTCGAACCGATCTCCATTATGACCTACAAGTTCATCGGCTTTGTTCGCTACCTTGATGAACTTTTGCAGCATCTTCTTGTCATTCTGCTTAGAATCCCACGTCAGGGAATGAACCTCATCTTCGTGCTGCCACTTATAACAAATGCAGATGATTTTGTTTTCTTCGAGGATGTTGTCGTAGGATAGATTGACCTTGTAGCCTGGTCTCCAAAAATAGCCCACACACGGGCTTGTTTCGATGTCGAAAAAGAGCCTTTTGATTAGCGAGTTATCCGCCATAGTCCGAAGATTAAAAGCAAGGCAGTTGCAAATATCCCTGCCCACTTCCAATCCTTAGACCGATACTTTACAACTTCCTTCACCTTGATTTGAATTATAGTGTCAGGTACTTGCTCTAAGGTCACAAGTACGCTATCCCTTTTCAGTACGGTGTCGCGCTTTACCACAACTCTTGTGGTCGCTCTGCCGTTTGTTACCTCAAAGGTGTCTATCAGTGTTTGATGTTCGATGATTTTAACCGTGTCAATGGTTGGTATCTCCTTGATTTGGTACACGGTGTCTATGGTTGTCTCGCACAACAGAGGGTAGTTTCTGCACAGCCTCGCGAGTTTCTTCTGCGGTGTGCAGGATATAGCTAAAAAGGACAATATAAGTAGAATATAGCGCATTTAGTATATAGCATCTCTAATCTCTTGAACATCAAATGATGGACAAGCCTTGTTCACATTCGGGAACTCTCGGTGTC